GTGCCAGGCTCTGAGGCGACTAAGTACGCACCGGTCAGATCGTCTGTAGCGGGTGGCAGTGTCGCGCCAGCCACCATCCCAGCATTGACGCCGAAGTCAGTAACGTTGACGATCGTGTTGGCCGCGGCGTTCCAAGTGCCGCAGAAACGGAGGTTTTCGTTGGACAGCCGACCAAAGCCAACAGGCATCCATGAGTTGCCGTTGAACATGTGGAGCTGCGCCGTGCTCTCCCGATACCAAAGGCAGCCAATATGTAGCTCGGGGTCAAGAACAGAAGGCTGTGCTTCCTGAATAAAGGAGATTGAGTAATCAGCCAGCATCCGCCGGGTAATCACCTCGTCGGCAAGACGTGCCCCGTCAACTTGACCAGTGGTGATGATGCTTGCGTCAATGTTCGGGATGTCAGTCCCAAGCAATGGCAGGCCTAAGGCGACGTGACCGTTCTGGTCGACAATGACCTTGGTGTAGGTGCCAGTGACAACAGTGCTGTCGGAGTGGCGAAGGTTGCCAAACGAATCAACTTCAAGCGCATCACCATTGGGGACGACGACAGCACCAAGCTGCGTGTCAGTAGCAGGAGGCAGGTCGGTTCCGACAAGAGGAGAGACCGAGATGATGTGGCCGTGCTCGTCGTAAGTGACGCCTGAGATGGTGCCAGCCGCAATGCTCGCGCTGTGGTCAAGTTCACCTGCTGCATTGATCGACAGGCCGGAACCAACAGGAACAATGACGGCGCCAAGGTCTACATCAGTAGCAATCGGCATGTCGCTGGCAACCAGCGGTGTCGTGCCCGTGATGTGGCCGTGTTCGTCAAAGGTGATGCCTGAAGCGGTCGAAGCAGTGAGAAGGTTGATGTGACCAATAGCGCCACTTGTCTTGTCGATGCCACGATCGAAAGCAGCAGGGCTGATGGAAAGGGCAGGGACAGAATCAGCAGTGAGCTTTGCGCCATTGATACCAGCCGCAAGCTTGATGTCAGTGACAGCGCCGTCAATGATGGCAGCAGTATCAACTGCGTTATCAGCAAGCTCTGAGGCTGTGATCGCATCAGGAGCAATCTCCCTTTCGGTCAGGGTGTTGGCGAATAGCGAAGTACCGGGAATCGGCTGAAGCTTGGCCGGTGAAACTGCTCCGTCAAGGATCTTGCTCTCAGTGACAGAGTTGTCGACCAGTGCACCGGTATCAACCGAACTATCGGCCAAAGCGGCGGCATCAACAGCATTCAGCGCGAAGTTCGCAGAAGTGATGGTGTTGGCGCGGATCTTGTCGCCAGTTACCGCACCGTCAAGAATTGCCGGAGTATCAACTGAGTTATCAGCCAGCTCAGAACTGGTGACAGCATCAGCTGCAATCTGATCAGCAGTGACCGCATCTACGGCGATTTTTGCCGTTGTGATCGCTAGGTCTTGTACGGCAGCAGTGTCGACAGCATCATCAGCAAGCTCAACATCTGTAATCGCATCAGCCGCGATGTTGGCCGTCGTGATGGCTTGAGGTGCAATCTTGGCGGTAGTGACCGCAGCATCCTGAATTGCAGCTGTATCGACAGCGTCATCAGCCAGCTCAGATGCCGTAATTGCATTAGGTGCAATCTCGTTGGCTGTGATCGTGTCAACAGCAATCTTGACCGCAGTGACAGAACGATCTTGAATCGCAGCTGTATCTACGGCATCGTCTGCAAGCTCTGAATCTGTAACCGCATCAGGCGCAATCTCGCCCGAAGTGATCGTGTCAGGGGCAATCTTGGCAGCTGTAATGGCGTCATCTTGAACCGCCTGGGTATCAATTACATCCGCAGGCAGCGGGTAAATAATCCGATCAGAGGGGATCGAGTTTGGGTCTAAATCAGCTACAACTCCCTGAACTAAGTCCTTAGCCGTGATCTTCTTTGTTTCGGCAGCGCTTAGGTCCGCAATCGGCAGCGGATCCGTCGTCTGAACAGCGGTCGAACCAAGTTGAGGAAGCTTGCTAATCTCTAGATCTGGCATAGATCAGCGCGCCACAGTCTCTAAGAATCTTACTCAGCAATGGTGATGAAGCTTCCATCCTCCTGGAGGATCGCATCAAGCTGGTTTTCTTGCAGCAGCAGTGAAGGAACAAGTCCATTACGCAACGTGAAAGGGCCAGTGGCGATGAATTCGATTTGAGTGCTAATCACACCATCTGCAGGCACTTCGATCGCAACGTTGGTGACCATGCATTGAGCCTCATACCAAACAGAATTGGTCTGGTTCGTCGTGTCTGCGTAGATGTAAAAACGACCAGCGAAGTCTGAACCCTGCTCAAGCCTTATGCAGATTTGACTTAAATAAACCGGGAACTCACTTCCGATGTTGGGAGAGGTTGGGTCACAGACCGCAAGCTTGTGCTCCCACAGGCAATTGATCTTCCCTTGTCCACTGATGAGCCCGGCTTCTAGGTAGCTGCGGAACTGATCACCCAAGACTGTCTGGTCGACCTGATCCCGATTGGTAGTGATCGTGTAATCAGTTATCCGAGCAAGACAATTGAACCGTGACGCTCGTGTATGAAATTCAAGCTGCTTTGATGTGCTCGGACTGACCAGGTTGAGAGCTGATGCCTGCTCACCCGCTAAAGCCTCAGAGAAGGAGTCATAAAGGCGCACGCCGCCAGCTCCATCGACGTGGCAATAACCCCGCCAATCCGGATAAGCGTGCCCATCAATAAATTCAAGGTTGTCGCCTGTTGTGCAGGTGATGTCGATCTGATCGCCAGTGATCACCGCAGTCTCAATGCCGTCAACCGAAAAACGATCCTTTTCGCTTGCAACGTCCTCAGGGTCCAGGACACCAGCTAAGGCAAGGGCTCCAGTGTCTCGACGGATTTCAATAATTCCGGTATTCCCTAGGTAGACGGCCATCAGTCATCAGGCAAGGACTGTTTGCGTAAGCTCGCCGATCACTTCAAACGAAATATCAGCGGCCAACACTTCGCCAACACCCAAGGCCATTGCAGCGCTGGTGATGTAAGCATCACAGGTGAGCTCGACACGTTCAGAGACGCTGGGGATAGCAGCCAGACTGAAGCGAACATTCTGCACAGGCTTTGAATCATCGCCACGCATGATGCTCTCCAGAATATTGGCGACACCAAAGGACCCCTGCTTTTCGTGATAGAGAATGCGGCAGGTGCCTGCATAAGAGCGAACACCGGGAACAATATCTCTGACTTCATCCCCAAGAGATGTTGTCTCAATCGGGGTCATGCTGACAGTCAACGACCAGTTGGTCACCTTGGCAACATCTTTCATCGTGCCGCTGGTGCCAACATACGCCTGCATGCGGCCTTTTTGGCCTGAATACTCTAGTGCCACAGCCGTAGAACGAGACCTGAATGGATGTTAGCCACCCTTAAGGGGCTTCAATTTCAGCTACAAATTCACATGTCACGTTGTGGCGCCAATTCTTGACTGTCTTAACGTCTGGAGCACTTTTGAAGCGCCACGTCATAGGTTCTGATTCGGCTGCAATGAACTGTTGAAGACGGGCGCGAGCACCAGCCAAACCGCGATCATCAGTAAATCGAATCTGGTGACTTCCAACCTCGACCTCCTCGTAGAAGTCCAAGATCTCCATGACTTGATCGTCGTCCAATGCCCAAAAACCAAGAGACAGAGTGGCCTGACTGAATTGGTTGCTATACCGAAGCCGAGTAACCGCACCATTCATCGCCTCAAAGCGACGCTCAGGAAGACGCCCTGGGGTGAAGGTTCGCTCAGAAGGGTCAATCCTCGGAAACTGTTTAAGGGCCATCATTCCTCTTCAAAGAAGTCAGAGTCAGACCATTGCAATACTCGAAGCCTACCGTCACCATTAACCGGCTGATAGCTACCAGCAATCTCAACCAGGCCGTCATCTGAATAGGAGAGAGATTCAACTTTGTAAATCCGATCGGTCGTCTGAGGTCTGATGCGGGTGAAAACAGAACCGAAGAAGCCGGACTGAGTCGTCTTTCCATTAGTCACACGCAACTGGTCTTGCTTTACCCCTTCAGTTCCTTGCTTCCAGTAGTAAACCTGTTCATTGAAGCTCTGGCTAAGGCTTGAAACATTGCCTTTTCTATCCACGGAGCCATTGTCAAAACGGTTGCCATGCGTTGCGGTGGATTGCAGCCTGAAATAATCACCAGGCCTGAGGTTTAGAGCAGCCTGCGGTGTGGTCTTAAACTTGCATCCATGGTCCACATGCTTGCGCAACATCAAGGCAACACGGGCAAAGGTTTTGACCTGATGTGGAGTAATTAGCTCATCTCTAGAGCAGAACTGAGTCATATCAAACTTTTCCTCAATATCAGTCTCTGAGCCGCCATTGCCGTTTGACAACCTGACGCGATACGTTTTGACCTCAGGGAAGCCGTTGTCAGTTTCGAAGCGCCACATGCAAACTGCCTTAAATGGTCGCAGTTCCTCAGGGTCCAAGAAACTAACCTTGAGATCTGCAATGTTGCCATCAGTAAACAAAGCCTTGATCTCAGGTTTTATATGAGGCGCAAGCTTGAAGCCGCTGTCATAGGGGAAGGAAGGGTAAAGGCCAAACTTACCGCCAACAATCGTGAAGTCGAGGAGGCAATAACCAGCTTGCTCGTAGATCCATTCGCGAACGTTTAACTTCTTCGTGATGACGCCATCCCAATAGAACTCATTCGCATCGCACCACTTGCTGGCAATGACCATCTGAGGCCTGTCTACGTGCTCTTCACCAACAACAGAGCCTGCTCCGATGCGTTCATCGGTCAAGAGTAAATAGGCGATTTCGGGCAGAAGGTTGATAGCGGCTCGTCTGTTGTCGAGTAAGCGCCTCGTCTCAATACCACGCTTGAAATAAGCACTTAATTGGCCAAGACTGGTCCACTCACGTGCACTGTTAAGGACAAGACCCGCTGTACTTAAATCAGAGAACTCAGGCTCTTCCTGTTCAACAATCTCGTTGACATAAACGACTTCATGTTCTGGTCCGTTGAAATGACTCTTGTCTTCAGCGTCGTACTTGTAAAAATCAGCAATGGCGTCATTTGGATTGCGACTCTTATCAGCGGCAACACCCTCGTCAGTCGTAACCCTTACTGTCGGACCACCTTCTGGAATGCCAACCCTGTCATTGTTCAGATAACCTCTACCCCCATTAGCAATCGACCACTCCATTGCGCCATTCCGCCACTTCGTGATACGAACAGTGAGGCCACGACCTGAGCCGCCAGAAGCAGACTTGGTGCGCGTCCATATTGGGTTGTCCTCGCCGCTTACCTTGCGCCAGTATTCAAGACCACCATTCCTGGCGTACCAGCGCTCATCACCTCTGGTATAACGATCACTTCGGCCGCTATAAATACGATCCCCGTCCCAATACATCGTGTAAGTACCCCTTCCCGTTGTGTAATAGTTCCTTGAGTCTTTTTTGAACTCCTGCTTTTGCCATGAACTAGACGTTGGCGGCCTGCCGTCTGAATAGTCAGACAACTTCAATACTTCGCCAACAAGCTGATCAGGTGGTTGACCCTTCACCCATTCCGAGTTAGAGGCGAGACCATCAGTCAGCCGTGCTTCGTCTCCACTGAAAGCAACAGTGACTCCATTGATGCTGTAACGGTGATAGCCACCTTTTTTGAACAAATGAATCTCTTCGTTCCTA